ATCACCCTTCGCACCCTTGAGAGACAGCAACCACTCTGATTCTGTGCCTATGAATCCATTGGCAACAGCGACTTCATAAGCAGACAATCCATCTGCCCCGCTTCCGGATTCTTCCAACGCCTGTGTCAATCCGGCAACATTTTCAATAGGTATTGCTTTATAGTCAAAAACAAAAATGGCATCAGTCATTAGTTTTTCAACTCCAGCCAACCTTGATAGATACTGATCGTGTTCGCGGCGAGGGCTGTGTTCCATTTCACCTTTAGCGTAATGGCATTAGCCGCCGTTGTGTCCACCGCTTGCAGGGATGCGAATAACGTCTCCAAAGCACCGATGAATACATCTCCATGTAATGCAGAAGTGCCGCCCATCCCGATTGTTCTTACCGTCATTTCAAAATCAGCACTCCACGTTGCGTTTGAGTATGTTTTCAGCGTCGGGGTTACGGTAGCCAATAACGTCCCACCAACGTAGAAGTTGAATGTTATGTCGTCGTCGTTCGAGTGGTTAGAGATTATCCCGTCACAGTGGAGTTTATAAAGTCTCCCCGCGCGCATGGCGTTAGCAGATAGCGTCTCTGTCCAGATGGTAGTCTCAACCGCCGTGTTCGCGACTGTCGTAGTAGCAACAATAACCCCACCCGTTCTGTCTATGACCCGTTGTTTAGCCGTTCCGGTGATGTACCACCTGCCATCATAGAACTCCATCGCCCCCGCTTCTGGAGTTGCAAGTAACGCACCCGATGTGAACTTTAGGGGTGCATCCCCCGCCGTAGCAGTTCCAGCCACCAGGACAAGCGGGGCGTTAGCATCTATGGAAATATCAGCGTCCAGATCAAGATGCCCGTCTGTTGCTGAATTGATAAATACCCCCGCATCCCTGAATTGCAGCATTTGAGTAGTGGCTAGATACAAGTTACCAGAGGGGTCTACTGTTATCAGGTCTACGTTACCGCTTGTCTCTATCTCCAATATGTTCGCAGTCTGTGTGGCGTTAGCTAATACGCGGAGTTGTATCTGGTCTGCTCTGCCCGTAATTTGTAAAAGTCCAGTCGGATTCGCTTCGGCTATTCCTACATTTGAACCCGCGACAGGAGATAAGCGCAAATGCCCAGTATTGGTCAGAAGAGTTCCCAGAGTACCGCTATGGGTAAGTGCTATGGATTTGGTTCCACCTGTACTACCATAAACGCGGAATGTGCCATTAACGCCGGATGTATAAATATAAACCAATCCATCCGCGGGTTGAAAAGAAAATGAACCCAAGTTTGTATAAATTATCCCCTCAGCACCAGAATGGAAAAGTTGCATATAATTTGTTGGGGTTGGGTCCTGTAGAAATAAATTTGAACGGATATATACATTCGGGGCTACTCCGCTTGTCTTTACGTTTATAACATATTTAAGGCCACCAGCAATATTTACTTTAAAGACACCATCCGCGTCAACGGCAGGTGTTATAGTTTGTGGAACAGTGAACACATTCTGCGTAGCAAGCAACGCCGCTGTCCCTGTCGCGGGTACGGTCAGGGTAAAGCCTCCTAAACCAATCGTCCCTCCGCCGGTGATACTTGTAGCCGCTCCGAGAGTCAGCGTAGACGCAACAAGGTTGGCTACCCCAGTACCGCCCAAGTTGGCGGCTAATGGGAACGCCAGCGCCGCCTGGAACCCGGTATGGCCTGCGGTTGCGTAGGTCAGGTTGGCTAATAGTGCATGATCCGTTATGCCTCCCCCTCCGCCTATCATCGGCCCGGTTGGGACGCGGATATTCGGCATCGGTCTCCACCCGTCCCCGAATAGAATGACATCCTTCTTCTTGGAGGCTGGAACCAAGCCTTTCTCGCGTAAAGAGAATACTGGAATGTCTTCCAGATTCAAGTTGAGATTCAGTTTCAACGCGTCTAGTAAAGCCTTCGTGTCCTGCTTCCCGATCTCAAGCAGAATATCAGCGGGAACAACTATGCCTCGTTCTGCCGCGTACGCCAGTATCTCGTCTAACTGCTTGCGGTCACTTTTTCCCATTGGCTAGTTTCCTGATTAGTTTTACCACGTCCTTCGATTCGTCCGGTTCGTTCTTGACCATATTGATCACCGGGGCGGGTTGTTCTGGAACTGTAACATTCACCACCGGGGCGGGTAGGTTAACCACCGGCGCGGGAATGGATGCTATTTTCTCCGACATCGCATTAACCGCGTCTACCACGTTCTGACTTGCCTTCTGGTATTCAACCATGTTAGCCTCAACCGCTTTACCCGTTGTGTCCACGATGGTAACGGACTGACCAGACTGACCAGATGGAACATACTTTATAGCCTGCACCTCCAACCGCATCGCCTCGATCAGCCCCGAATAGTCAGGTTGAGTAAATACGGGAAAGTCCGAGACAGTCTCGGAAATTGCGAACGCTGACCTGATTTCCGCCTCCGTCTTGCACGCGGGCAGGGCAGAATGTATCTGCGCCTGTATGTTGGCGGGAATGTCATCACAGACGAAGTTCACATCCTTGCCCACGTGCTTACAGGCTTTACGCATCCACTTGTTTAGATTATCCTGAAATTGAGGGACGGGCGAGGAAACGTCGGTTGACGCGTTCTGTTCCATCTGTTCGTCAATCTTCTTCTTTTCCTCTTCTTTCTGCTTTTTAATGCCCTCGAGCATCGCCTGTTGGTCTTCGGTCAACTCATATCCCAGAATGGACATGGACAACTCAATGACTTCCGGAGACTGCCCTCCAATAGCAGATGACAACGATCCTAAAGCAGTCGCGTTCTCCGCCTCGTCCGCTTGGAACACTTCGAGTCTTTCGGGCTCAAACTCGATGTGATAGCCCATGTTGTTCAGGATCTGTTCGTTCATCGCATCCGCTATGATTCTAGCCTCGGGTACAACCGTGTTGCTGTAAAACTCGCGCTGCCTTACGTCCGCAGTCGCGTAGTTCTCGTCCTCCAGCATGTGTCTTGTTCCCATAGCTGTGTGAACTTGTCTAGTTAGGTCATCTAGTATCGTAATACCCTTGAACGCTTCAAGCCCCTCCCCCACTACCTCCGGCTTGATAACATCCGCGTTGAACACCTTCCACTGTAAATTGCGTATCCCGCGCATGAACTTGTTGAACCACTTCTCTACGCGTTCTGCCTCTTCTGCGCTGGGCATGTTCGTTGCAGCCAATAGTAAAGCCTTTACCGCCCCTCTAGCCATGTAATCGTTAACGAAGATGTTTATCTGCCCCAAAGCACCCGCAGACAGTAACGCGGCAGCTAGAGGCCACACAGTAGGCGGTCCCAACTCTACCGCAGGATCGGCCAACCAGATATACAGCAACTGCTCCGGTTTGTACTTCAACGTCTGCTTCCCATTGTTGCGTTCGAAATACTCCAACCCGTCATTGTTGCTAATCTTTTCTTTTATGCTTGTCGGGACGAAATACTGCATCTCCTTGACAACCAGATACTTGTTCATGGCCTTGGACCAATACGCCTTGCCATACCCAACTAACGCAGCCTCGGTCAGCCACAGGAAATGTCGCGGGTTGGGTAGAAAGCCGATAACATTCTGGTAATCGTCCGAATTGTCTATTTCTTTGTCGCCCTTGCCATAAATACAGAACGGCAGGTCGGAAATAGCCTTACACCTAGCCTGCCACGCTGATTGTATAGCCGGGACTAAAGCAACGGGATTGGCTGGTTTCTCCCCACCTATCCACGATTCAGGATGATCGTCCAGATCCCAGGGGTTTATCGACTTTACGCCGTTCGTCAGCTTGAATGTAGTATTTACAGTTTTCATCTCCTCTCCTATGACATCACCCAGGCAGAGGTCATGTCATTCTCGTAAGCATAACGCAACGCGTCTATGAGGTGGTTATCACTATCCACCGGGACGGGCAACGCGTTCCCTCCCTTGTCTTCCTTCCACTTGTAGCCTTGAAACTCGTTCCTGGTGTTTATACATTTAGTGTCTATGATAATGGTCTGCTGTTGCAACCATTGAATACCATGTAATACAGAATCCTTCCCTTTTGTCGCGCCGCGTGCTGTTACGCCGTATTTACACAACTCTGCCACGCTTTTAGGCTCCGCGCTATCGCAAGTCACTACCTGTCCTTCTACCATCTTTTTTGCGTCGATAGCCAACAGGTCGTTAGTTAATCCTGATTGATACAACTCGTCGTGAATATATATCGTCTTGTGTTCTCGGTCATAGTGGGAGACAATGATCGCCGCCGGGTCTGCCGAATACCCAAAGTCAAGTCCGTTACGATGATTGGTGAACTGGTCTCGTTTTGAAGATAGGTCCTCAACTTTCCAGTTGGTGAAGATGACATTTCCCAACACTCCCCAGTTTCCAAGTGAATACACCTCATAACGGTATTTGTCCCGTTCGTTCTCAAGTCGGCTAGTATCTTGTTTAGTAAGAAAGCGGTTATCTTTGTGAGTTGTCTTGAGAATGCAGATTTCATCTGTTCTATACTCTTTCTGGCCGTCAGCCCATCCAATGTGTTTGAAATAGGTCTCATATATCCAGTGCGTCTGTAAAATAGGGTTGAAGGAAAGTACTAGACGCTTCGGAACTTCCTCCGACCCGCCGCGCTGCCGCTTTAGTATCTGCGCGACACTAGCCGCTTCTGTCTCTGTCGCCTCTTCCACCCAGGAATCGGTGAACACGCCTTTAGCCGGGGTAATGGATTTTATCTTCTCTACATCATCCAATCCAACGAACACGCATTGGAACCCGTTCTCGCAGGTTATCGTACCATCCGTCTTGTTTATACTGAACAGGTGCGCCACGCCCCAGGATGAGATAACCTTACCTATCTCCTGCGCCACCGAACCGCGAATAGTACGCGCTACTTCGCGGCAGACTAGATAATTTCTGCCTCCCCGGAGTAGATCGTAAACCACACGCTGCGACAGAAATACAGACTTACCGGAACTTGAACCTCCATAAAATATCTGAAAAGGCGTTGTATCTTCGAGATAAGGCAGGTAAACAACGTTAAATACCTCCGTATGTAAGTCAATCTGCATCCTCATCCTTTACAAGTTTTATTTCTATTCTCTGCCCGGCAGTTGTAACATCCACCTGGTCCGGAACCTTGCCATACGAATATTCCAGGAACTTGGTCTGTTTCGCCACTTCCTTGCTTTTTGCCATGTCGCGCAGGATCTCCAGAACGCGGGTAATGCCTACCTCGTCCTCTTCCCCGGCTACAAGGACGGCGAGTTTACGCAGCTGGGTAAAATTGCGCGGCCTGCCCTTGCGATTAATGCGCGGATCGCCGCGAACGAACGGCTTTCCGTTTACGCGCTTCTTGGTGATTTCTTCTGTATTAACTGCGGGTTCGTCAGTCATTCTTTATCGGCACAGCCGCCACCTCTAATATAGCCCCCGCTAATTTTACCTGCATCATTTGTGTAGCCGCATCTATCGCAGATTCTGGTAAATCTAAAACTACACGCAGACCACCATCCGCGAGAGTTTGTACTCTATTAACTTGGGCCGTAAAGCGGATTATTTCTTCAGCCATTCTTTCCTTTTTATCTCATCCAGGGCTTCATCTTCGCCGACCCACTCGTTGTCTGACTTAAACACGATCTGCCCCTGTTCGCACATCTTACCGAAGATATACCAGACTATCTTCTGGCCTATCCATACACCTATAAGTAAAAAGATGCCCGCAACTACAAAGACCATACCTTATATTATACTATATAAACGTGACATTAATCACGCCAAATATGTGCTTTTCGTCTATTGAATAGGGAACGAAAGGGTGTATTATGAATACATTCAAGGAGACGCGAAATGCCTAAATTAATCAAGGAAAGCGAACCAAGATACTGTAAGATATGCGGGAAAGAACTTCGACTCACCAGATATTTAACGCGGAAACAATTTGACGAACATACCGGGAAAGACGATAGCATATACAAATTCTATTGGACTTGTCCAGATGCAAGCAGTTTCTTTTGGAAAAAACCCCACA